TTACCCCGAGTGTCGAGGTATACAGGCATTACTTAACTCCGGATTGAATTACTGTAAGTGTGTCACCTTCGGCTGCACCAGATAAACGGATAGCACGATACGGCTGTGCTAAAAAAGTTGCGGTGTTTGGTGCTGCTGTGGGTGCAGTAATCCAAGTAAAGGTAGCAGAAACAAAGTTACCGTTTTCAACGGGATATGGATCCGTTGCTGTTGCTTGAACAACACCAGATCCAGTCTTTGAATATGTTACCTGAAACGGGGCAATGTATTGGTCGAGTACAACTGGAGTACTTACTCCAGTTGCATCAGCCGTCACGGTTACTTGACGCATGATTGGCTCCTAATTAGTTATTGGTGTAGCCAGAACCGTATGGAGTAATTGTGCCGTCAGCGTTGCGACCGGTGTACTGAATAGACAATGTGCCAGCAGATGCTGCCTCGGATGCTAAAGTAACTGTGCAATCATAAGCACCAACGTTAGCGAGGATGTTAGCTACGGCAGCGGATCCGGTAAAGGCAACGTCTACCACGCCAAGTGCGGTGGTTGTCAAAGTGCCAACTGAAGTAGTTACTCCGTTAACAGTTAAGCTAACAGCGCGTGAACCAGCGCCAACTACGTTTAGGTAGCCAGTAATAGAGTGGATAATAGAGCCAGCGGGGATTACAGCGGTTGCTGCGGCTCCGGCAACGATAGCTACTTGTTTGGAAATTTGTGATGCGCCAGTTGTGTCGGCAGAAATGGTGCCGTCGTTGCTGGTTGTTTGACGCGTATTTAAACGCATTGGTACTGTAAATGTGCTAGACATTTTTGTGTTTCCTTATCTCAGTGGGTATCCCAAGCTGTCTCTGAGTCGTCTCACCGGGAAGTAGCGGCGGTCAGAATGGGATGAATCTTCCTATAACTACTTATGCAAACTATTGAGGAAAAACGCCCTAAAAAGTAAAAAAGCCACCCTACAAGGGTGGCTTTTAGGACTACGAAGGTGCTGATTAAACGCCTTGAGTACCGTAGATGTTACGGGCATCGTGCCAACCTGTTGCATAACGCTCAGTTGCCTTATAGCGCATGCTGTCAGTCTCAAAGTCTCCCTCCATGGATTTCTCCATTGGGCGACGCATTACGAGCATGAGACCATTCTCAGCATCGGTCTGTACCCACCATGCCTTGGAAGAGCTCAAACGGGTTACAACATGTGTACCCTTTGGAAGCATACCAGTAGACTTGATTGGGTTGAGATCGTTGTCAGCAGTACCAGAACGGAGAACAGACTTGAGGATTACCTCTGCCTGGAACTCGAGTGCTGGGGGTACTACTAACTGCTCGGCCTTCAAGCGAATACGCTTACCGTTGTTGTCGATTGCAGAACGGATCTGGATGAGGATTTGCTCAACAGAAGTCTGCGACAAAGCAGCAGGGGTAGTCAACTTGTTGCTATAGGTGAGACCGTTAGCTACAGGGTGAGCTGTGTTTACTAAGGTTACGCCGTCACCGCCGGTATAGCCGGAAGTAAATGCGAAGTTTAGTAAGTTAGCGCACAATGTCTCTTTGGTTTCAATCATAGACTGAGCCAAGTGCTTGGCGAAGGTGCTGCCGATACGGATGTGATCACCGTCTTCCATCAATACCTTGGTCAAGGCATATGCCAAGCCATAGATTTGATAGATGAAACGGGTGATGTACAGAGTACCGCCCTGATCATAGCTGACAGGAGTTCCGTCAGGCATAGCAGGAGCTGCATTCATACCGTACAGCATTACTTCTTCGTGATAATTACGTGGAATACCTTGGATCTGTTCTACAAATCCCTTCCACTCGTCAGCGCGTTGTTCATAAACGCCATCAAAGACTTCGTTGATAATCGGCTCGACTACCGCACGAAAGTCTGTACTGCGCATTGGGGTTGCCATTTGCTAGTTCCTTTCGTTAAATGTTAGACCGAAGCCTTGGGCGCTACAAACGTGTTGTTAGCGATCTGTACTTGAACAATCGTGTAAGTGTCACCCCAAGCATTTGTTTCGCCGGGTGGGTAAGCTACTTCACGTCCTAGACCAATCACACGAACTTGACCTTGTACTGTAGTAGCTACAGCAGCGGCTGCTAGTGCGGTGGTTGAGAAACCAGCACCACCGTTACCGATGGAGATACCATCAGCAGTTGTGTAACCAGTTGCAGTACTAAAGTCATACTGTGCACCGATAGAGCTGGCGTCAGCAGAACCATTGATCTGCGCTTCGTAAACCATAGCTGGATCTGTCCAGAGCCAGAAAATGATTTGAGTATAAGCATCTAATTGGGTCTTAGAGGCCCACTTAGCTACAGAACGACGACCTTGGGAGTCGGTAAACTCTACACCATCAAATACGCCGTACACAGTACCAGCGGAACCGCCGGTTGCTGATGCGGCAGCAATTGTTAATTGGTTTGAGGCATTTAGACCAACTGGCTGATATTGATAAAACGCTTGACCAGCACTCAAAGAGTAGGGAGCGTTGTATGTGTTATCAGTAGCAGCTTGGAAGGAGTTCGTACCCACGAATGCAGTGGCACGGTCCAAACCGCTTGGATGGTATGCAGGCTTCAGACCAAAGGGTTTAAATGTTGTGGACATTTATGTTTTTCCTTTGTTATTTTGAAGAATGTTATTGGAAGCGAATATTACTATTTGCTTTTGCGGCCTCTTTTTCCATTTCCAAAACTCCACCTTCAAGAATAGATCTGCCGCCTTTGCCGTCTTGAGCAGTGCTCCGAACGGATGCGGTGATATTGCGTTGATGTTCGAGGGGATCCTCGAGGTGCATCATGCGCATTACTTCTTGATAGATTTCTTCTGGTAACTTAAAGAGAACCATCTCGTTACAACTAACACAGCCTTCAAACTTTCCCGAGCTCATCTTACCTAGCGATTCAAAGCCTTTTCCTAATTCCGCGGCTTTCACTGGCTCATAACCCAATGCCATACGTTTGTCGATACTGTCATAATTATTTGTGGTGGACAACCAACACAAATGGAACCCAGCGAGAGTGCCGTCTGGGATTTCAGGTAAGGCGCTGTTTTGCCACCTGTCACGGAACGCCTCAATACGTTCCCTATTTGAATCTTTTTCGCCTACTGTTGCAATACGATCTTTTGTTTCTTGAACACGATCTGCTAGGCGATCATCTATATCTCGTTTAATTCTTGCGTTTGCCATTTTGATTATCCTTGACGGTTTTGTTTATCGAATTCAGCGTATGCTTTAATCATTTTGCTGCGACGTGCGGGGTCATCCCACGCACCAGCATCTTTGATTGCTTGTACACGCTCTCTACTAAGGGTAATAGTGTTTGCTGTTTTTCCAGAGGGGTTTGCTGTCCTACTGGATGCAGTTGGCGTAACACGCCGCACACTACTTGCTCCCTTTGCCGAATATCGATGTGGCAAACGAGCAGACAGTCGATTATCCAACTCGTCCCAATATTCGGGGTCTGCTGGATCCCAACCTTCTGCTGCTAGATCTTGATCGATCACTTTAGCAATACGACTATCTGTGTCTCTTGCTTGTGGATCATACCAAGTATTCTTTTTTAACCAACCTGTAGCATTTTTTTGTACTTCGGTAGAAACCTCGTTAGGTACATTTTGCTTTGGTCGTTTGGCTTCTTCAAGTTGTTGCTTTTTGTAAGCTTGAATTTGTGCTAACTTTGTTTTAGCATCTTGAAGTTGCTCTAAATACTCTACTTGTGCATTGGCATCATTTGCTTGTGCTGCTTGCACCAATTTCATTTTGGCGTATTCAACACGAGTTGCCTCGTCTTCAATCGCCTTATCAACTTGAGCAAATTGATAGGAAGCTGTTGTGCTTTCCAATTTTAACAACCGTTCTGCTAGTTCAGCATTACGGCGCTCAAGTGCAGTAATCTTGTTCTTTGCCGTGTATTCACGCTGTTTGGCTAGTTCTTTCTTTAGCCTACGCTCTTCACGACGTGCTTGACGAATGCTTTCCCGATCTTCATTTGTTTCTTCGGGTTTGTCTTCGTTATCTACTTCACCGCCTTCAGCATACTGTTCGACATCATCATCTTCGTCTTCGTCGGACACATCTTCAGACTGTTTTGTTTCTTCTGCTTTAGGTGCACTATCCTCTTCTTTAAAAGGATCTTGCTCAACCTCAAAAGCAACTTTTGCACTACCATCTTCCAGTTCTTTAACTGGGATATTATTATCTGCCATAATTTTCTTTCAAAATTAGTCTACAAAGGCTTTCATTTTCTGCGCATATTCAAAACTTCTAATGCGAGAAATGATCTCACGTGCTTGTATGGTGATAAACACCACGGGAGCACCGCCGTCATCGGGATTTACTACGAATCGATCACCACCGTATTTGATTGTCCGAACTAAGTCCCCTTCTTTACACCAAGCGCCTTCAATCCAAGGCTCTAAGTTATCGGGACTTTTATATGCTAATGGTCCAATCTGTATTACTTTGGCAACGGTTTCGTTAAACCGCAATGTTTGTCTGGTTTCATCAACCAGAATGATTCCGCCTTTGCTAGTGGTTTTTTCTCGCCTTAACTGCACAAGAACTCTGTCACCAGCTACATCAATGCCAGGATCTATCGTTGGAAAACATTCTTCCTCTGATCGAAGATCTGGTTCGTCTTTTTGATTTAAATCGAGTGCCATACGGCATGCCTCCATAAAGCCCTACGGCTTCCATTCGTCGTTTTCTGAATCCTCTCGTAAGAGGCTGTCTAAAATCGCTTGGGCTTGTTGTATGCCCTCACGATTACCCAAAATTCTCTGATAATCATCAAAGTTATGGATGTTGGAACCAGAGGCTAGTGCCTCGGTTATATCTTTGTCAGCGCTTTTCAAGCGCTCGATTAGTTCGGAAATTAAGTCCTTCATATTACTACTTATGCAAAAAGACTAAAATTTCCGCCCCAATTAATAAAAATTGCCGCCTTTGATATCTTTGAGGTTTTTACCTGGGCCGATAGGTTTAGCATTTTTTAGGTTGCCTTGTTTAGCACCGATCTTCCAGTTGTTATCACGGTGTGAGCCAGATGGGCCAGCATCAAGGCTTTTCTCGCCGGGGCCGCCACCACTACTTAACTTACCAGTTTCTTGGTAGGTTTGGCGAAAGCCTTTTAAATTTTCATCAGACATTTGTTGCTCCTGTTGGGGGTTGTTGTTGTGCAGCTTGTTCTAATTGTGCTTGTACTGCTTGGGCTTGTTGTTGGAATGCTTGTTGTTCAACTGCAATACCATGTTTTAAAATCTCAGTTTCGGCAGTTCGAGTCGCTTGAATGGCGGCTTGGTTTTGCTCGTGCTCTAGTTGGCGTTGCAGTTGATCCATCTGAACACCTGCAGAAATTTGTGCGACTCGCTCTTTGGCTGCGTTGTTGATGTTTGCCAAGGCAATGTCTTTTGCATTCTTCTGGCTATCAATCTGGCTTTGGGTGTTGTACTTCGCCATGAGTTCGTCAACTTTTTGTTGCAACTCAACGATCTTGATGTCAAAGTCTTGCTCTTGTTTCTTCATTTCCATCTGAGCCTTCATTTGAGCTTCTTGTGCCTTACGCTGTGTTTCAGCCATTTGAGTCTTCATGAGTACTTGAGCCGTTGGATCAGACTCTGCCATTTGCTGGCGTTGAGCTTGCTGACCTTGTTGTACTTTCTGGATCAATTGCTGGATCGCTGGTTGGATTGGCTGGAACTCAACCTGCCCATCCATCTGCACCATCTGTGATGCAATTGCCAAGGCTTGTTCGCTGGTTTTATCCAACGGACGCTCTTCGTTAAGTTTAAAGATGTCTTTGCCATCGGATGCTTGGCCAACATAGTTACGCATGGTTTGCAGATAGTGCAGCGTAATGTGTTGTTTCAAATGCTCAAGCAAGTGTGGGGTAAACGCTGGCCCAATAATTGGATTGGCACCGTAGTTTGGATCCATAGCAAACATCAAATGCACCTTGATGTGAGCCAAGTGATCTTGATCGGGGTACGCCGCTGCGGGTCTGCCCATCGTCATTGACACATTCTCCAACGCTGGGTTGGCTTCTTTGATGCCGTCTGGGTTTGGCAATATGTCGTTAATGTTCGGGATCTTCAGTTGGCGTAAGATGCGTAAATGAACTTCACGCATGTTGTACAGTTGGGGTGAGCCTTGTGCCAGTTGCAAAATGGCTTGAGCTTGTGCCAAACGCTGGGTTTCAGAGAAAATATTAGGATCTGAAACGGGACGAATATCGTTGTTGACTGCAAAGTCACGAATCTCAATCGGTTCACCCGATTCGTTGTTCATCTCTCCCAAATACCAATGATTGATACGAGAGAGGATCGCTAATGACTTGGCTTGTGAACGGTGTAGACGAGCGTGGATGCTGGAGAATACTTTTGCACCTTGCTCGATCAGTGCTTGGGTTGTACCAACAGGGGCGTTGGAATTAACATCACGAATCTTCTCTTCGGATGTGGTAACCACACCCTTGGCAGCATCGGTTAGCCATCCAAGCAGTTGGAAGAGCACATTGGAGGGCTGATTAAACGGCAAGGGCATTGCCAGCTTGCGTACATCGTCAACCCCGGGTGCGCCTTCAATTTCTAGAACCTGCGTCGGTTCAATCCTGTCGCTTTGTCCGCTGATGCGTCCGCCTTTAAGCTTGAGCATCGTTTGGCTATTGTTAATATGAGCAGCGTCAAGCAAAGCACGTAAAGCACCGGTAAGAGCAGCAGAAAGCCCACCAATGAGATGTGGAAGGCCAATAGCGTAAGCGCCACGCCAAGGAATGAACTTAAACTCAACATACCAATCCAATTTTTCCAGTTTTTCATCGCCATAACACCAGTTTCTGTAGAGTGCCAACACCTTGCTGGTGGAGTCATCAATCGTTAAAATATACGGGGCACGCTTGCCTTCGGTTTCTGAATCATCATCTAAACGCAAGAAACACGTGATTTCATAAACACGACGCACGCCATCAACATTCTTAGATGGCTCTTGCTTACCTTCAATCTTGTTATTTGCTTTTTGAGATTGAGTCATTTCATCTGTCTCAATCGCACTAATGTAAGTCGTGTCTATGTCACGGTAGATGCCTTGATCTACTCGCTGTTGAAACACATCTTCAGTAATGTCTTGCACTTCGGTAATACGAGCCGAGGTGTAAAAGTTGGTTGTTGCGTATGGTAACAGAAGGTTATCAATCGGAATCCACTCTGTCATCGGGCGTTTTTGTTCATAGTCGTAACGCCACTTCAAATACTGCGAACCACCTAACGGTAACTGAGTGAGCAGTTGCTCCATCTCATCACGGTACTCTTGCACCTGCTCGGTTAACTGCCAGTTAAGGAAGTTTGCCTTGCGCTCTGCCACTTCTAAACGAACACGATCTGCCTCACCACGAATGTGGGACTTTACGATACCTTCTGGCGGAAGTAGTTCACGAGTTGACGAAGCCGCGAAATCAACGCAACTTTCTGCCATAACTGGGTGTACCACCTTACTAGCGCCATCAAACGTGGCACCGCCTGGTGCGTCTTTACCAAGACCGGTTCTTCGTAATCCATCTTCATACTGTTTATCTCGTTCTTTTCGTGATTCTCTATCGACATCAATTAAATCCAAAAACTCTACGGCTAGACCTTGCAGTGTGCCTTCGTCCATGGTTTCTGCCAAGTTCGCATAGAACTCGGGATTTTTCATGGGGCCTTCGGTCGCAACATAGTTGATGATGACAGAGCCATCTTCTAACTCAATCACCTCTTCATCTAACTCGCCCCCGTCTTCTAAACCAAGAGCTTCTTCTAGATTCTCAATCTCTTGTTCGGACATCTGTGTTTGTTCGATGTCTTCATCTCGTTCAAGAGCTGCAAGGTTTGCTCCTGCTTGGACGGGGAGAATAGGGTTTGCCATTAATTATGTTCCAGATAAATGTTTTTGAATGACAAGTTTACTCATGTCATAAAACGGTGTTGTCGAACCACCCGCATTAAA